ACGGCCTATCTTGGTTCCTTCATAACTGAGAATCTGCTTTTGGAAGCTAGGAGCGAGGTTAGCTAGGTTGACGTAGGTAGATGCCGTCGTCAGCGCTACGTCGTCACCTTCCCTGCCTACGAGCTCCACAATGAGGTCTTTGGGTCGTGGGGTAGTCGTGGCAATGATCTGTGTCCTGCCATCGTCCTTCTTGAGTCGAACAGCAAACTGTATGTTGTACCAAGCTTCGTCGAGGTAGTCCCAAGCCGCCAGCTCGTCCAGCCATGCACCATGGTACTGACCACCACGGAAACGATCAGGTTCGCTGGCGCTGATCCCTTTGATCAGGCTCCCATTGATCAGGACGATCTCGTGCAGGGCTTTGTTGTAGTCTTTGATCAGGATCGGAGGGATCACAGCCATCAGTCCTGACTCACCCTCGAAGCACGTACCCCTGACGTCCATCGATGTAGGGGCGGACACGAGCCAGCGTGTGTTTGGGTTCTCCCATGCCCACCACCAGAGCTGTTCTGCCGCGGTTCTCGTTTTTCCCGCACCACGCCCGGCTAACATCAGCCAGATACTCCACCAAGTACCTTGGGGTAGCTTCTGGTGATTGAACGCGCCTGAGAGCCATTTAGCCCGTCTGGCGTATGCCATCGAGTGGTAAGGGCCTAAACTCTTCCTGATGTTCGGATCAGCAAGGATGTCCAGCACATCTTTGTCGACAACCTCGGTCATTCAGCAATCCGAATCAGCTCGAGGCGCTTGATCGCCACGTCCATCACGTTCTTGACCTCGCCATCGATGATCATAGGATCGACCTTCTCTTCAGGCGCCTTGTACTCGCCATACTTCTTCGGGTTGAACTTAGCCAGTAGCTTGAGGCGCGTCTCGATCTGTAGCTTACGGTGACCAAGCATATCCTCCTCAGTCACGGTCATGCTGTCCTCGCCCTCCTTAGCGCCAGAGGTGTAGACCTTCTTGGTTCCAATGTGCATGTTGTCAGCAATGTACAGGCACTCCTCTGCCAGAGCGTCGTATCCGATGTCACGCGCACGTGCGATGGCTGTGGAAAGCTCTGCGTCCCTCCACATCCAATCGTATACCGTCCTCCATGCAGGGAACCCTTCGTTGTCTCTGCATATCTGTCTAAGCGGTACGCCCTCACTTAGTTGCTCACAGATTACTCGAGCTATCTCTGCGTTGTACTTTGAGGGTCTGCCTGTCTTGGCTATCTCTTTTGTTTGCGGCTTACCTGTCACATCGGCGACTGTGTCGCTGGAAAGATCTTTTGGTTTCTTTGCCATCACTGAGCTCCTTTAACGCAAAGTTTAACGGATCTTTGTGTTTGTATGCAATCAGTCCTTCAATCCCCTCATGATCCTTCTATCCATGTCCTTAATGGTTAGCTTGTATTCTTTGTTTTGGCTTTCAAGTTTGGCGACTTTGTTGTTTGCGTGTTTCAGCTTCGACTCGAGCTCCTGCACTAGCGTCTGTAGCTCTGTGATGGCTTTGTTTGCCAGCTCAGGGTTCTCGCTGATCCAGTCAGCTTCCCAGATCTGTTCAGTCATTTGCCCTTCTCCATCAGGTCAGCAAGCATTGTCTCAGCGTACTTGTACTGGTAGTCACCTTCGTACTTCTTAACCCCGAAGTGGCTACAGGTGTGGCGGATGTCCAAGTAGCTCTTGAACCCAGCCTCCTTCAGCTTCTTACCAATCTGGATGTCCTCTGAGATCATCCCACCGTCAATGATCTGCACGTCACAGATAAGCCTACGGATCTTCCCGTCGTTGTAGGGGGTTGACACGTCGTACAGAGCTTTCATGGCTTTTCTGCTTAGGCGCAAAAATCCTGTGGCTAGGTACTCTACCTCTAGGAGCCTGAGATCTTGATCCCAGCGGTGCTGTTTAGGGTCTTCTGGGCGGTGTGTGTAGCGCTCTTCGTCTGTCTTCATCCTAGCGGTGATCCCCACCACGTCTACAGGGTGGTCGAGCACATCAAAGAACGCTTGAGCATCGAACGCTTGGTCTACGTCCAAGAACACAATGTCGTCTACCCCACTGTCGTATGCGTCGCAGAACAGGTTGTTTCGGGCTTTTTGTAGGAGAGCCTCACCCATCCAGTAACTCAGGCTGAGCTGTAAGTCAGGACGCTCCTTAGCCGCTCTTTGAAAGATGGTCACCAGTGCAATAGCGTGGTCACATACGATCTTCCCATCATAGGACGGGCTGACTATCGCTACTTTTCTGGTCATTTCTTGAGTCCTCGTACGTAGGCGGCGAAGCTTGCCGTGGTATCCCCACCATTGCGCATCTTATCGAACTCAAGCGCCACCTCTTCGAGTGTGTCATTCCTGATCTTGTTTGTGATGGGATCGAGCTGGCGTTGGATCATCTGCCTTTTGCGCCAGCCCAATGCCCTTTCCCAAATGTTTAGTTCTGCTTCGCTCATGTGTTCTTCTCCTTGAGTTTGGTTTCAATGGCAACCTTCAAGATTGGCTTTAAAAAGCATTCCCATAAAGGTCTTAGCATCCACCCAACTACAAATGCGGCAGTAAGTTCAATCATGTGTTCTTCTCCTTGACCATCATTCGCGAAATCTGCATCGCAAAGTCAATGCTCTGTTTGGTGTCGTCACTCAATCTGACATTTAACAGCAACCCTTGCTCGTTTTTTAAATTTGATATGGCAATCAACAAGGCTTCAGCAAAACCCGCTTCGGTTGTTTTATCAAGTCCATCAATAAGACCTTGTACAAAATCATTCATGTGTTCTTCTCCTTGAGTTTGTCCATCAAGTCGCCTACAAATATCCACATTCTTCCCGTCATAAGAATTTTTGTCTCATCAGACGGATTTGCCAATAATTTGATCTCTTTGTCTGTCAACCTAACCCACGGTTTCACGTATTCTTGAATGTCGTCGTCAGCGTCTCTCATTGCCTCTGCTCCCGTCTGCTCTTAGCCTCGTTGAGCTCCTCGATCTGGTCGTCGTCCAAGGGTGTAGCGTTGTCCATGATGGTTCCATCAGCCGCCATGCGGTGTAGCTCAGCGATCATCTCAGCCAGCTCGTCTGGTGTGCCATCAAACCCGTCAAAGCACCCCTCTTGAAATACCAACTTCAACTTTGGTTCAGACATTGTTCTTCTCCAGCAGTGCGTTTTCAATCTTCCTCGCCCATTCGAGCACCATGATCATGTTCCAGTTGGAGCTCTCAGCGGTTACACCCAAAGCTCTCTGAATTTCCTCGTCAGTAAGGCTTTCTAACTCTATCGGGTCAGCGGTCTGTTCAACCATGTCGTAGATACCAGCTAAGCAGGTTGGGCAGAAGTTGGCAGGGATCATACCGATTAACCCCTCAGTTCCACCCTCGTCCTCAGTAAAGTCAACTCTGCACACGGAGCATTCAATCGCGTTCATTACTCATCCCTTCAGGTCTTGGGCAGTCAGTTGGGGGGATGCAGGCACACCAGACGGCTTTGTATTGCCCCCTTGGCGCCGCTTCCCATCGATCTATGTACACGTCTGGCATGTTCTTCAGAACCTTCCTGACGTTGGTTCTTGGTCGGTTTAGCAAGTCAGCCAATTCCTCCAAGGTCATGCCATCAGGTATTCCGCGGAGCGCAACACGTACGCTCTTGATCACAGCCATGCTCATAAAGCCCCTTTATCGGGCTTTTGAGCCGTTTTCTGGTCGCGTTGAGGGTCAAGGTGCTTGAGGAGCTGTTCGAGGTTTATAGGGGCTATTTTCTCGAGGCGCTTAATTTCGGTCAAAACGCAGTCAACCCCTGCGTTGAACCCTTTGATGTAGTCGCTCATTTTGGTCTCGCTCATACTGGGTTGTTGGTTAAGATCTTTTTCAAGTTGACCATCAACTGCTCAGCCTCAACGCGAGTCAGTGGGACGCTCATCATCGAGCGGCGACCTTGCAGACAAAGCCAGACCCCCTCGTCGTATTGATCGGCACTGACGCGAACCTCCGCCTCAGTGTTGATTGATGTTTCGATTTCGTTTGTCATGATGTGCTTTCAGAACATTGGGTTGCGTTGTTCGATGTGACCTTCGACCATTGACCATGTGCCGTTAGCCAACCAGCAACCTGTGTTACGGCGACGGTAGAAAGTCTTGCCTGTGGTCGTGGTGATTTTCTTCATGGTCTTGCTGATGGTCTTGATGTGACCGCAAGGGTAGTAGTCGCCGTTGAAGCAGTAGGAGACTGGAGCCAAGTGCTGAGGAGCCTTGATCACGTCGTAACGTGGTGAGCAGTATGCGCCAGCATCCGTAGCGATGTAGTCCACGCCCTCAAAACGGCTGGCGGCTTCTGCCACCTCTTGAGCCTGCTCAAAGGTTTTGAAGTCATTGCGTGATACCCAGCCGTCTGTGTGCTGAGTCTTGTCGCTGATCTCCACAACAATGATGTGGACTGGAGCGTGTGGGTTAGGTTGTGTTTTGAAGAAGTTCATTTTGGTCTTTCAAGTAAACGCCCGATTGGCGTGGATGCATCTTAACATGAAATTAAAACGGATTGGGCATAGGGATATACCCTAACATTCAATTACCCAGCCTGCAAACTCACCCATGCGGAAGAATTGCTTGGCATCCTCTCCCAAGATGGCTGGGTCAATAGGGATCTGCACCCCTGCCAAACTCATCTCCTTGTGGAGCACGTCCTCTGGCTTGGCGCCCTGCTGGAGCTTGAACTGCATCGTAAGACGCTTTAGGACGGTCGCAAAGTACCCGCGATGGTCACAGATCTTGTCCACCACCACTATCACCCCACCTTTGACACAACGCGCTCTGAGGTCTTCTAAAACCAACTGACGCTCGTGCACAGGAATAAACATCATGGTTAAGAACACGATAAAGACTTGCGCCTCTGGGATGTCGCACTCTCTGATGTCACCCTGAACCACGGCGACGTTGTTGTGGTACTTCAGACGCTCTTGCAGGACTTCGCACATGTTGCGGCTTTTTTCGATGGCAACCGCTTGCGCTAAGCGTTCATTCAGCAGTGGCATCAGCTTGCTCAGCATGTTCCCAGTAGACGACCCTACGTCCACCACAATGCCGCCTTCGGTCAGGTAGTTGCGCACGATATAGCACACAGCGTCTGTGGTCATGTCGTACCACGGTAATTGCTCACGAACGTGCGAGTCAAACGTACTGGCAATCTCAGGAGTTTCAAATGTCCAAGAGCTCATCTTTTTCTTTCGCTAAGTTTTTGACCAAGTAGTTGTAGATTCCAACCACTGACTTGTGCCTTCCCACGTTCAGATCCGTGGTTAGGAGCTTCTCAAAGTGCTCAGAAATACCTGAGTCACCCTTTTGAAAGTTTGTGTGCTTAAACACCCGTATGCGCTTGAACTGCTCAGGGAATGCGTCGAGGATGGGTTGCTTCTGATGGGGGCGGTTGACCTGATCCCACGTAGACCCCCTAAGCTCGTCAATCATCTCCTGCGTCATGTAGGGTGCAATCCAGCACTTCTTGTAGACCATGCTGAGCTTCCTGTGGATGTGCTCCTGCCCGTAAGAGGGGTTAGAGAACAGGGCGTCCCTAAACTCGTCGATCTTGTTTTTGAAGTGCATCATTCCTTTTTTGCTGATGCAGAAGTGCCCGTCAGCACCCATACCAGAGAAGATCTCGTGTTCGCGGATGGTCTTGTAAGCGTAGAGCATTGGCCAACCACACTCAAAGTCCGTCTTCTTCCTAGCCCCAAACCTCACCAAATCCACCAAGTCTTCCCTGAGCACGTCAATGCTCGTGGGTAGCGGTATCTGCACAAACGGTACGCCAAACTCCTTAGCTGTGATCTGCGCATACTTCACGTCGGTTGACGTTCTGTCGTCTAAGCAAAACGAATACGCTGTGACGCGCTTACCAGCCTCTAACAACGCAAAAAGAACGCTGGATGAGTCTACCCCTGCACTCAGCAAAACAGCGGCTTCATTGGACGGTGTACCAGCGCTTTGGAGCAAAACCTTTTTGATGTCAATCATGCTGGTAACCTCTTGGCAATTTCGTATATGACGTTGACCGTAACAGCACGACCACAGCGCTCGTACCTGTGTGTGTCAGGAACCTCTGATCCGTCTGCAAACCAGCGCGTCCAATCATCAGGTAGCGACTGCAAACGCTCGCACTCTAACGGTGTGAATCTTCTGAGCTGTGATCCAACCATTAACCCGTGCCTGTCTTGAGCTGTAAGGGTGAATGCAGGTTCGTTGTGTTCCTTCATTCGGCGACCACGCTGGCGCTTCTTTTCTTTGGCTGGTGTCAGGACTGCCCGAACAGATCCATTTGGTTCGGTGGTGCCGTCTTCTCCTCCTGCTGTAGCGTCCTCAAGTTGTTCAATTTGTCCTCGTACTTGTCCAGCAAGGTAGAAGTTGTTAGTGTCTCCCTTGTAAAGTCTGTGACAGAGTGTTCCGATAGTGAGACCACCTTCGCTCCGAACCCGCGGTTCTTGATCTTGTTCACCTCGGTGTTGAACGCTATTTTCTGCATAACATCTTCCGAGAGGAAATACTTGGGGTCTGGGGTGTCCTCTAAGACTTGCGACAATAAAGACTCGTTCCCGATTCTGTGGGACTCCGAAATTCTTGCTGTTAAGACACTCCCATTGGACGTCATACCCCAGTTCATCCAGACTTGCGATGATAATTCCAAAGGTTCGTCCTCCGTCGTGATTGAGGAGTCCCTTAACATTCTCAAGGAATAGATATGGGATTCGCTTACCAGAGGCAATGCGACAGATCTCAAAAAAGAGAGTACCGCGTGTATCCTCTGTCCCGAATCCTGTTCGTCTTCCAGCAACGCTGAAAGTTGCGCATGGAAATCCTCCAACGAGTAGGTCGGCGCTGGGGATTTCATCAATGTGAATTCCTCGTATGTCTCGTCCGTCGGGTTTGTGTTTGAAGTTGTGCTCATAGATGCTTGCCGCTTTAGGTATAAATTCGTTAGCCCACACGCAATCGTGACCCGCCTTTTCTAATCCAAGGCGGAACCCACCAATGCCTGCAAATAATTCAATGAATTTCATATTGATCATTCACAACAGACGCAATGACTTTTTTAGCATCTGCAAAGTAGTCAGTGTATGAAGGCATTTTCTGTGCAATCAACACACCAATGTCAGAAGTTCTGACTGGCTCAAACTTCCAGATCTGCGAGGGGGTGCCACGCTTCTTTTCGCTTTGCCCCCACCCTTCTTTGGTGACACGCAGGAAGCCGACGGTCTTGCCATCAACTTGCACCCTGCGCTGGTTCCCGCCGGGGAACTGCCCCTTGTCCCCTATGGTGTGATCCGTGTCAAACCAATAGGCTTGGTATTGAATTTTTCTCATGATGCTGTCTTCACTTAAATAAAATAGTTGCCGTCTTTGATTGACTCGTATATGTCAAGTAGGGAGTTGTATTCACCGTAAGCCACAACGCGGTCAAAGTCAGTCTTGTCTTTAATTTGGTTTGTGCCGTTATCAGAAACAAAACCCCAAACTTTTTCCATGTGGTTAATTTTGTTTTGCAACTGAGTCAGTAAATTTTCTTTGCTAAAGCGGATCATGGCGTTCTCCTTACTTGACTGGTGTTACGCGAATGTCACCACGGCTTTCCTTGCGGAAAGTGTTCAACACGTCGTCAGTGATACCGTAGGAGACGCAGAGCTTTTTGTAGTCAACAGTGCCAGAGACTGGAACCAGCTTGACTGTCACGCTGTGGAGTTCGCCTTTGTGCTCGCCTTCGCCGTACTTGTTGGCGATGGAATCTTTGAGAGCTTTGATTTGCTCAGCCAATGCTTTGGCTTGTTGGTCGAGCACGTAAAGTGAGTCGATGTCAGAAGTGATTGTGGAGATCAGAGCTTCTGTTTGGATCAATGTTGCTGTAGTCATGATGTTTGTCTTTCAGGTAACCTGCTTATTGCAGTGATTGGGATCTTAACATGAAGTTAAAACGGTTTAGAAGTCTTTTTATAAATATTTTTATTAGGACAAACCCTAACGCTTAATCAACAGCTCCATCACCCTCTGCACGGTGATGTTCAGGGCATCGATCTCCTCCATCTTGGCTATCGCCCACGCCCTGCGCTCGCCGTGCCAGCCCATCTTGGAGCCTTGGTGGCAGGACTTACACAGAGCTATGACGGTGTACTGCCTATGCTGTTTGACGTGGTGGGCGTCGCTGGGCCCCTCTTGGTCGCACACAGAGCAAGGGAGCTCCTTTACCAGCCCGACATAAGCTTTTTCTTTGGCGGTCAGAGTGTTGTTCACAGGGTAGCCTTCTCGACGTGGCGGTTGGAAGCCTCCATAGAGCGCCATACGGCGATTCTTTCCTGACAGGCTATGAGGAGCCATCTGAGGCGTTCGCGCTCCTGTACGGCTTGTCTAAGGGCTTCTAGGTGCTCTTTGTAGCGAGGGGAGGCGTACGCTTCGCGCTCCTGCATGGCGGCGGTCTTGTACTCACCGTTGCCAAAAATTTCAGCGTTCTTCATCTCTTCGGCTTTGATGGTCTTGCGTAGCTCCTCCATGTACACCTTTGTTGCCTCTGCCTCGGCGTACTTGGCTGAGTTGGAGATCATGAAGTCAACGGCTTCGTTTGGGTCAATAAGTTTGCTCATGTTTGTTCCTCGATTTCGACTAAAAGTTTCCCGGGTTTTGTTCCAAATTTTCTGTAAATCATGATGGGTTGAAACAGTTGGTCATTCACCATCAATGCGTCGGCTAAGCCGTCCAGCGCTCCCTTTGCCGCGGCAAGGCAATTGTCCGCGTCGCGCTTTCGTTTATCAGGCATCTCAAACGTCAGCGTAAGTCTCAGTTCTCCACCTGCGTGTTTCCAGCCCTTGATCTGGTGTTTAGCCAGCCAAGTACTGCTGTCACGGTAGTCAGACCGTAGTTGGTAGAGCTTTCCCCAGTGCGTACCCTTGGCACGGTTTGGGAAGAGTTCCGCAGGCGGGAAGTCCAGCTCAATCCGCACGGTGCATCCGCGTTCTGATTGCGTGTGCCAGCTCTGGCAATTCAAAGTGATCTGCGATCTGCGCACAGGCTTCACGCTCTATGCCAATGGCTTGCTTCGTGGTCTGTATCGCTACAGCCATGATCTCAGCCTTGGCTTGTGCCAACCCCTCCTCAAATTCTTTTGCTGTGTACAAGGTCTGTCCTGTGCCCTGAGCAAAGAACTTCTTTTGAAAGTCACTGAGTTCTACTTTTGCCATTTTCTCGCTCCTTTTTCATTCGGTTTACTAGGTCATTCATAGCATCGGTTCCACGACGCTTCTCGATGTCATTCTTTACTTTTTGCCACCATAATTGCGCGCTCCCTGAGCCTAGCTCGATAGCCTTCTTCTCGTACCGTTTCATCCACTCTCGCGCTTCGCATTGTTTCATGTGTTCCAAGGTCTCCTGTGAGATAGAGACATTCGATGGCGCAAGCCTCGGTATAGGCATCACCAAACCCACTGCGGATTTCGTCGAGGATTTTTTGGGCTTCATGCTTGGTCATCCTTGTCCTTTAAGTTCACGGTCAGCCACGTAGTCATGCACGATAAGTCCGTTCTCAATGCTACCTACCCACATCTCAGGTATCCAAACAAAACTACCATCTCTTTTCTTTCTTAGGTGCGCTCTACGCTTATGCCTAGCAGGGCTGGCATGGGTGCCACCTTTATGGGGCTGTTTAACTTGTGCGCTAGGTTTAAGTTCTATGGTGTTCCATGAGTACAACAATGGCTGGTGCTTGGCTCTACGCTTGCGATTGATGAAGTCCAACCCTTTGGCGTTGTGGGCAATTAGAACCTCTTCAGTTGTATGCGCTCTCATGTTCAACAAACAAGTCACATTTAAAGCCGCAAGACACGCATCGTTAAATGTTCTGGAGACCGTCTCTAAAGATTTGTTTTCATAAAGTTTTTTTTGAAGTCTTGTGAAATGTTGAACTGTTTTGCTGTCTAAAACATCTGTGATAAAACCAAGCGGTACTTCTTCTAAGTTTAAAGCCCAAAGGCAAAGCACAGCCCCCTCGTAATCGTCCACCTTGCCATGTTTTTCGTAAGTTACAACTGTGTTTTTAAGCTTGGGATGGATTATTGCCATCTTCTCGGACGGTGGCATGTAGTCTGAAATTCTGTACTTGCTTTCTTGATGATCTGGGACGTTTTTACCAGCCCAGTCCATCAATTCTTTTTCACCAAACTCACTGATGTTTGATAAGTCAAACCAAGTGAAATCAGCAACATCAAACCCAACCTTTGATGCCATGTCAGCTACTTTTGGATTCATGATTTCCTCTTTGCCAAGCCTGCACGGATAGCCAACTCATTGCGCAAGCGGTACTCGTACTTTGTTTTGCGGATCTTCTCGTGCTCGTTTGGTTGGAGCTCAGGTTCATTGTCAAACAGGGCGGCAAACTCTTGCCACTTTGGTGGGTAACCATTGACGCTGGCGCCCCAAGAGATCATGTCGATCTTCATGACCTCATTGATCGCGACTCGTATGCTTTCAACATCACGCAGGGCTTCTGTGACGCGAGGCCACGTGTCCGAGGTAGCCTGATGGTGGTAGGCGCAGACCCAGTTGCCACCAGTGGAGATGCCACCAGCCATGGGGCAACCATTGGCGAAGCAGTTGTGGCTGACAGGTTGGTCTTCAAACCCTGTTGTTTTTTCAGCGTAGCGCTGTTTGGCAGATGCGTAACTCATTTTTGCTCCTTGTGGTATGTGCCTTCGATAACTCGGGGAAACTTGCTTGGGTTGAACAGGAAGTCCATGTCAGCCTTCCAGTCCTTTGATTTGCCTGTCAGGAACTTCGAGGTCTTGACCATCTCAAAGTACCAACGGAAAAAGTCCAACCCACCCTGCCTGTCAAGCTTGTCAGCAGTGACAACCTCACGCCATCTGGCGGCTATAGCCCTCTTGCGAGAATCGTTGACAACAACAGTCTGTGGCAACTCAGGAAGGATGGTGTTGTACATCTCCACAATTTCCTGAATCGGAGCAGGGGGCACTGACTTCGGCTTGCCGAGGTCAGGAGTAGCGTTAGCTACTTTTATATCGTTAGTAGTTATTAGTTCTTGGTTTATAGTTGCTATTGGGGGTGGATTAGGGGGGCTACTAGCCTCCCCATTAGGGGGTGTTACACCCTTGTTACCCCACCTCTTAGCCGCCCCACGTTTACCAGCTTCGGCAAACTCCTTGTATTGCTTGATGACTTCCTCACACCGAGCGTGAAACCAGCCGTCTTCTTGCTTCTCAAACATGTCAACTAGAACAGCTTCAACCACTTGGGTTCCAACACGCAAACGTCTGGCAACCCACTGGGTATCCAGCGGGATCTTCTGTTCGGTGTCGTAGTACATGTCGAGAAGCCTGCGATAAGCAAGATCCTCTTCGTTTGAAAGATGAGCAGTGGCGGCTCTATAGTCGCCAATATTGAATTGAAAGTAGTGCATACCGATCCCAATAACACATCCCAAAAGAAACAGCGGCAGGCGGGGATGGAACGCTTTTCGGTTTAGGGAGCTACCCAGAACCTAGCCGTGCTTCAAACTTTACACGAAAAACAAATCTGGACGCAAGTCTTTTCTTGTGACCAAACCTTGTGTTGCTTTTTCAATCTTAACCGCCAACGCGGCAGACGCAGTTCTGCGCTCGTGAATCAACAAAGACATCCATGTCAAGCTAATGCCCAGATACTCTGCCATCTCACCTCTTGCGCCCAACGGCTCCGTCGAAAAGTACTCTTGCAATGTCATCATTGTTCTTCCTTGGCGGCAAGTATACATTAACTTTAAATTAAAGATACCCCTACGTTTCACTCGGGAATGTATTGTGTTGCTTTTTAATTCGGTGTTAAGATTCGTGTACGCCGATACGGCGGTTAAGGAGAATCAATTGGAAAAACAACTTCCCTACACGACCAAGTCTGGTCTTCAAATTGGGTGCAACTACACCCCTCCCCAACGCAATTACATGAGTGCTGATGCAGAGCTTCTGCAAATGGCATTGCTTGGCATTGAGCCTGAGTTCTCTCAGCGCCGCATTGCTGGCTGGGTTGCGTACATCATCTTTCTGGCAGTGCTCGTTTCAACCTTGGTTGCGTTAGGGGTCTGAGATGACCAGAGAAGACATTATTTGTATGGCGCAAGAGGCAGGATTGATTGGCAAGCCAATCTTTACAGAAGGTTTAGAACATTTTGCCAACCTTGTTGCGTCTGCCGAACGTAGCGCGTGTATTGATTTACTCATGGGGTTACATGAAGCCCAAAGTAACAATGGCGCTCACAACTATTACCACTTTGCCTCGAACGCCATCAAGGAGTTAAGAGGCAAAACCATCACCATCAAAACCAAACAATTTAAATGCACTGGTTGTCAAGGCAAATGGCATAACTCAGAAGATGCCAAGCATCATTCATGTAAGGATTTCCAATGAACAAAGAACAATTACTTGACCAATTTGCAATTGAGGCAATGAAGGCAATTCAACGTCAAGAGGGTATGGTTGCTGTGCATAACGTAGCACTACGCGCTTATGGAATTGCAGAAAAAATGTTGGAATGCAGGCAAACGGTTTTAGACAATTGGGCATTGAAGGATGCAATTGTTGAAGATGGCATTGAAAAACTTGAATTGACTGTACGGTCTGAGCACTGTTTAAAAGCTGAGGGCATTTACACCATAACGCAACTGCTCACATACTCTGATATTGGCTTGCTTAGGGTACCTAATTTGGGACGCAAAAGCCTTAGAGAAATTATTGAGCAATTAGATGCACGTGGATTGAAGTTAAGGGGGCAAGCATGAACGACAAAGACTTCGAGCGCCTCTACATCATTGTGTTTGTAGTTGGTTTTGCCATTTCCCTATACGACATTTTTATCTGGAGACCCTAATGAATTTACAAGACGTGCTTTGGCTTGACACTAGCAAAGGTCGCATTGGTGTTTTGATGGTGCTTGATTGGCACACAGAACAGCTTCACTACTACCTTGGCGTTGCTGATGGTATGAACGCCAACATAGACATCAACCACATCTACAACGGAGGCGTAAAGCTTCCTGACAACGTAGGCATGGCTTTTTTCTTTGGAGGCTCAGAGTGAGGATCACCATGGCAACAAATCAGGAATACGAACAATGGAAAAACGACCCCGTGTTACAGCAGGAATACACACAATATTTACTCGAGGAAGCGCTCAAAACAGACCCAAAAGCAATTGAATTTATCAACCAATTTACTAGCAAATTTAACGAAATCTTTAAGGAAAAATCATGAGTTTTATCGTAGAAAACACAGCGCCGATTGGCGACTTCAAAGCAGTACCCGCAGGTCTTCACCTTGCACGTTGCTACCGCATCATTGACTTGGGAACCCAGCGTTCTGAGTACGAGGGTCAAGAGAAGCACCAACGCAAGATCATGCTTGGTTGGGAGCTCCATGGCAAAGATGACGAAGGTGAAGAGCTCGTCACAGAGCGTGGCGACCCCCTAGCGATCTTTAAGAACTACACGCTGAGTTGGTCAGAGAAGGCTAACCTTCGGATCGACCTACAGAACTGGCGTAACAAGCCCTTCACAGAGGCGGAGATGCGTCGGTTTGACATCTCCACGATCCTTGGTGCTTGGTGCATGTTGACGGTGATTCCGAGACCGGGGAAAAACGGCAAGATGTACTCCAACGTCAAGGGCGTTGCCCCTGTTCCTTCGGTCATCAAGTCCGCTGGTCTACCCCCAGCCATCAACCCTAACCAAGTGTTCCGTTTGGCTGAGCCTGACTACGAGCTGTACGACACCTTTGGTAAGGGGCTCAAGGCGATGATTGAGGCTTCCCCTGAGTGGCAAGCTCTCCAAGGCAAGAAACCCGCTCAAAACGCCGTTAAAGCCCCTTCTAGCGGCTTTGATGACATGGACGACGACCTGCCCTTCTGATCATGAAGACATTTGAAGACACTCATACCCGCGACCTCTTTAGCGAACCACTCGCTAGAAGGTCAGATCCAGTGACTTCACACGAAGCCGCTCACAGGGCGAGCTTCAGCGCTTCGGCGCACCGAGTCATGGCGATGGAGGCTCTGCTCAGGTACGGTGCAATGACCGACTTTGAGCTGGCTGACGTCACAGGACTACAGCAAAACAGCATTGGCAAGCGCAGGAAAGACTGCCAAGACGCTGGGTTTATTGAGCGACTCAAGGACGAGGAGGGTCTTACCGTCAAACGTAAGACCCCTTCTGGTAGCAACGCAATTGTTTGGACATTAACAAAAGAGGGATTGGCATGGCTGAGATTACAGTAAGGGCGAGCGAAAGCTCACATTGGTACACCCGAGAGGGGGCGCCAAAGTACACCGTGGAAGCCAAGAACGGCAACCCACGCAACACAACACTAGCGGATGCGCGCAAGCTGAACCTAGTCCCGTCGGTCACAACGATCATTGGCTGTGCCGCGAAGCCGGGGCTCGAGGCGTGGAAGCTCAACCAAATGATGCTCGCCTCTATGACCCTCCCAAGGGCACCTGACGAGCCTGAAGACCTCTACGTCCAGCGAGTGATCAAAGACTCAAGGGAACACGCCCGTGCCGCCGCTCAGCGGGGTACAGAGGTTCATACCGCTTTGGAGAGCTGGTACGAAGGCGTGATGGTCGCTGACATGGTCGAGTACCAAATGGGCGTAGGCGAAGAGGTCAAGAAGGTCTTTGGTGAACCTACGTGGATCTCTGAGAAGTCCTTCGCCTGCGAACTAGGCTTTGGTGGGAAGCTAGACCTGTGCACCACAGACGGTGATGGAATTGTGATTGACTTCAAGACGAAGGAGTTTACAGACCCAGCCAAGGTAGACGCTTATGACGAGCACTTGATGCAACTAGCCGCCTATCGCTTGGGACTTAATCTCCCGCAGGCGCGCTGTGCAAATGTCTTTGTGTCGGTCACCGAGCGAGGTCTCGTGGTCATCAAAGAATGGTCTCAAGAAGACCTAGAACGCGGGGAGGAGATGTTCTATCACCTCCTCAAATACTGGCAAGCTAAAAACAAACATACGTGAGGAAATCATGGACGATCTTTTACCTGTACTTTTAGTGGGCTGGCTCTTCGCCTCATGGCTCACACACATCATTGTTTGCATTCAGACAATGTCTTGGGGGTTCCTCATCGCAGGCGCTTTAGTCTTCCCTGTTGCCAACATTCATGGCACTGGTCTCTGGTTTGGATGGTGGTAATTATGTTTATTTCAACAAAAGAAAAAAATGAAATTGTTTCGTCAATCATGGAACTTCAAAAGCAAACACTTGATTTGACCTCTGAAGTTTTGTACTTAAAAGCAAAACTCAAAGCCGCGGAAGGAAACATTTTTGTCCTCAAGCAAGAAACTGAAAAAATCAAACCTAAACCAAAGAAAAAAACATCAGCGCAACTAAAAGCTCAACGTGAGTACATGAGAAAGTACACAGCTCGTAAGCGCGCAGAGAAACTAGCACAGGCAACAACATGAACCCCTACCTTGACAAAGAACAAATCAAAGAAGCCTTCCGCAAGATCTACCTTGAGGAGACCCACGACTTCCTCGAGGAAGACCTTGAGAAGCTGGCTGACGGATTCATCATGGCGGCTATGCCTGCTATCGTGAAGACCGAACGCGACATGTGTATCAAGTTTGTGAACTCGCTGAATACCAATGTGGCTCGCGCTCTTGGTGAGTACCGCGAGAACCTATGACACCCAAAGACTTTGTTACTGAGCTCTTTGGTGAGGGGTGGAAGCCTGCACAGCTCCACTCCTTCCTAGACGCTATCAAGGGATGGTCTGAGGACTCTCAAAGGTACTACGCTGTACGAGACTTTGCTAAAAAGTTAGAATGGCGAATCAACCCACGAGATCGCGGGGAATGCCACGAGTTTGACGACCTTGTGGACTCCAAGCGTTTTGAACATGATCTTGATGAAAATTGACGGAAATGGCAAGTTAGAAGCTGATTGGGATGCAATTGAAAAGCTGACCAAGTGCTTTGACAAAGGCTGTAAGTCTGAACAGGCTTACAAAGCAAAGCTGTTCTCGTTAGTTCTCGAGCATGGGTATGACGTTGCCATGGATGACGTAGAGCAGGATCGCAAGCAAGTCCTGTTCATGCTCTGTACGCCTGCTGGCAACGCATAAAAAAAGCCCCCGTATGAGGGGGGCTGAAACAAGTGGCAACTGCGCAAAAAAGACACTTGTGAGGAGAATCAATTACCAAGAATTGTTGAAGGCGGGACTGTGCCTAATGGTGGAAGTCTTGGTTGAAATGGTGCTTGACTCATGGGCTTAGGATACCTGAAAGCTGGGCTCTGTGCATTCTGCATCTCTTGAGGAGTAGCAGGATTTTGCGGTGGTTGGTTCATGGAGCGCATCTTGTCGAGCACCGCTAAAGCCGCAGGAGAGACTGTAGAAGCCGTTAAACCAAGTGCTCTGGTGGCTGGGTGAGGAACCATCGATGCAAGCCCTCCTAGAGCGCCCATACCAGCAACGGTAGCGCCAGCCATGTCACCCTTTTGGTAACGATTAAAGGCTTCTTGACCTTGGTAGCCTGCGGAGGCTCCGCCAAGGGTGGCTGGAACTACGGGGATCTTACCCATGACATTCCCTACGGTCTGCGCACCTTGACGAATGTTCTGAAGCATAGGCGTTGGGGGAGGCGTGGGGACTTGTCTGTTGATGGAGAGCGCGGCGGTAGTCCCCGGCACCGTGGGCAAGTTCCGAGGGCCAGCCCCCATGGAGGTCTTCTTTGGATCACCAGCAAACATCTGTTCACCCAATGGTTGAGGAGCGTACTTCTTGTAACGCTCGATGGCTTCTCTAGTGGATCCTTCGCCTAAACCGTAACCAGTCTTGGCGGCGTACTTGCCCCCGGGGGTCGTCGCATTCGTCGTCACACCACCTTGCCCACCACCACCACCAAACATTGTCTGAACCGCACCAGCACCAAACCCACTAAGTCCACCAATCATGGCGGCTTTCTGCTTGCGCAGGTCTTCCTCTGACGCAGGGGTTACGGTAGTTCCAGCGCCTGCATTAGTGTCTTCTGTTGTCTCTTCTTTAGGGGTTGTTGTAAACCCACCAAGATCCTTGATGTCTCTGACGTAATTGACGGTGCTCTCAGGCAAAGGTGTCTTTGGGTCTGAGAAGTACGGGTGGTCAGGCCCCGCGTTGTACCCAGCCACAGCCAGCACTGGATCATTAAACTTGATCAAGTTTTGGTTCAAATACTGCAAGCCAGCATCAATGTTTTTAGATGGGTTTTGCAGATCCTTTACCGAGTACTTCATTAGCTTGCCAGTAGAGGGTTTGACTTGCCACAAGCCAATTTCACCACTGTCACCAACAGCGTTAGGGTCAAACTTGCTCTCACGATAGACCAACGCTAAACCAAGGCGCGGATCCATGCCTTTTGCCTTAGACTTTTCAATAATCTCGTCTGCAAATTTTTTTTGCGTCTCGTCAAGAGTGTCAAGAAACGCCATTGGTTTTTGTGGTTCAGCCATGATTACATCCCTATCTTTTTACGCAGATCATTACCAGCCGCTGGGTTAACATTTCCGCCCACACTTGGAGCTTTGACCTCACCAATTCGCTCTAGGCGGTTGCGGTAGTCAAGGAATATGCGATCAAAGTCATTTGAATTAACGTAGTCCTCGTACTGCAAACCAGTGCGGTAGAGTTCTTTGCCAAGCAATTGCTCAAAGTTAGCCTTCTCACGCATGAACTGAAGTTTCTTGGTGTAGGCGTCTTTGGGATCCTTGAAGTTAGGGCCCATCGAGTTCACCATCTGCTGTTCAAAGTTTGACACAGACGTTCCAGAACCCAAACCTTTACGCTGAGCAAACTGCCACATCGCTTCAACTTGACCTAGCTCTGTCAAAGCGCTGATTACTTTAGGATCAGTAGCAAAGTTTGTAACGATCTTACGAATAGCAGGGGCGTTGACGGCGTAAGGGCCAATCCTCACGGCGTCGTCAAGGAAAGCTCCAAGTTGTGCCAAGAAGTCAGGTCTCTCAAATACACCCAAAGCCTCATCAATTCCTTGGGTCTTCAAAAGCTTGCCAGCTCTGTCGTACAAAGGAAGTAAGGTCATGGCGGCTTTAGCGGCATCTTTGACTTCAGTTGTTTGCTGGACGCGAGTCTTAGCTGTTGTTTCAGCCTCAATTCTCTTAGCGGCGGCGGCGGATTCAGCATCAGAAGTTGATTGGCGTCCGCCAGTAATAGGAGTACCAGCAGGCAAAGGAACAGCTCCAGCAACAGGTTTACCAGCTACGTCAATCTTGCCTTGACGCCACATGTCCATCCATTCCTTGCCCTTGCCCTGAGACATAGCCTGACCAAGTTGAGCGTACTCGTTAGCGGTCATGTTGAATGAGCCGAATGGCGTATCAAACTTTGACTGCGTCTGCCCCGGGATCGGGATGTTCAAGTACTGACCCGTTCCTGAGTCAAAAACAATACCGTTCTGAGAGATCTTAAAACGCTCTCTATCCAGCTTAACAGCTTCAGCTAAAGCGCTACCAATGTCTTTGTTTGCGGCAGTGATTCTAAAAATATCTTCGCCAGTAATTGTGCGCAATTCTTGCGCAGGCGGAGCGGCAGGAGGGGCACCCTCTGCACCAGCAACAGCCCCACCAGCAGGTGCGCCCACGGAAGGAGCGCCAGCAGGCTTAGGAAACAATTTCCCAACCATACTCATAGCTCTTTCCTTGTTGCCCTGCTCTAAACCCATCTGAGCTAGTTGCATACGCATCTGGGCGTTTTCCATCAAGTTCTTTTGCTGACCTTGAGCGGCTTGATTAGCTAAGCCTGCGGCAGTGCTCAATGACTCACCAAATGCACCAGTTTTTGTAGGCGCGGCAAAACCTTGAGACAGAGCTAACAGAACTGGATCAAACAGTTGATTCTCACGAGCGGCAAGAGCCGCTTTTAGGTCAGCTTGTGATTTCTTGAAGTCGAGTTTGTATTCCTCGTCTTCTGGTGAAGTACCAGATAGATCGACAGGTTTTTTAAGTAAGCTTGTTGGAAGTGCCATGCTTAATCCTCAATCGGGGTTATTGGCGTAATATTCTTGGAGCCACTCAGGCAGTTCTTCGGTGTAGTCAACGGTTCCAGTGTCACTAACATCAAATGGGCTATTTCCTGTAGCTTTGAAATAATCGTTAATCGCTTTATCTGCATCGGAAGTACTACCAAAAGTACCCAAGCCTTTAAGCAACTTGTTACCCCAACCAGAGCTGGAATTGAAGCCACTGCCCAAAAGGGTGCCCAAGCTGGCAATCTGTGACAGGGGTGAGGGCTGGAAGGCGTCCCCGGGGCCCTTGTACGTCTGCGTCTGACCTGTTGGCACTGTGTACCCTCTCATCAACTGAGCGACGTTTGTAGCCTGTGTCAAGGGTGCGTTGATCTGAGCTTGTGTGTAAGCCTGCTCTAAGGCACCAAGGTCAGCACCAGTCTTCAGCCCAGTCGTTGCGGCTTGCTGTTCAGCTTGACCTACTCCTGTCAATGCGGAAGCGGCTTGGTTAGACAACTGAGCCTCTTTCATAGCCGCATCCATGGCTTGGGTGTAACCAGCCATGCGCGTCTTGTTCTGCTCTTGCAGGAGACCAGTGTTCACGTCACCCATAGTCTGACCCATGGCGTTTGCATAGCGTGAGCTACCTAAAGCACCAGAACCAACAAAGCCAGCCTTGAGTTGAGGCATGAGGTTGCGTTGTACGTTCGTAGCGCTCTGCGTAGCCAAACCACCAACCACTGCATTCTCGTAGGGGTTGTAGAACTTGGAGATGTCAGCTTGACTAACATCCATGCCAGATTTACCAGCAGTCAGAGCTTGATCAAGGGGATCTTGATAGCGGGTCAGTTGCGTTGGAGCAGTGTCAAATATGTCCTTCTGCTCTTGAGTCAACTCAGCAACGTAAGGAGATCCAGCCGCCACCATAGATGCCTGAGTTGGGGCGGTAAACTGCTTGGTCACTGGGTCAAATGTACCCATGGCATTCTGACCAGATTGAGACAGCTTGGTCAGGTAATCCGTGTAGTAGTCAGGCGTAGTAGACGCAGTCGTTTGCGTCTTGGTTACGTCTGGTGGTGCGGCTCCAGTAAATAGTCCCATGGTGTGCTCCTTACCGTTTCTTCAGGTAGTCTAGTGGTGATTTCAATGCGGGTGGGGGGAGGTCTTTAGAACCCTTAGACCGCGCTCTATCACGAATTGAATGCATCATTTCGTATAGTTTATCCGTTCCTGCCTTTGTTGAGCCATTTCCTAGCGCAGAAACTACGTCCGCAGGGAAAACAAACTCACCATCAGCGAGCATGGCAGGGATGTCATCAGACTGACCGTCACCCTCACCAGCTACGTGTTTACCATCTCGGAAGTCCTCACGACCCTTGTGCATGGTAGGAAGCCCACCTTTTGCCGCCAAGAGTGGCAAAGCCATGCCGCCTTGAGCCATGAGCGGCTGAACATATCCGCCTTGGGCAAAGTTCTGCTCACCCTCAACTTTTAAACCAAGGATGTCGTCAATGCTTTCAGGCTCTTCGCCGTAGCTGTACGTCTTCTTGGGTGGTGGTTCTTCACCAACAGCCCTAGCCGCCAAAATAGCCGCTAAGCGGGGGTCTACGCCTTGTTGCATCATTTCTTCCTTAGCCATTTCTTGGCGAGCTTTATTAAATTGCGCCAAGGGGTCTTTAAAGCTTTCCTTGGTTATATAAGTCTTCAGGAGCTGTTCCTTCAAGAACTCGGTTGGTTTACCCCTGCCACCCTGAGCTGGTGTTCCAGCCACAAATGTTGATGTAGTTCTTGGCGTAGACGTGCTCGTGGTAACGCTAATCCCTGTACTCTTACCTGTGCCCGTACCAGTACCAGTTCCCGTCCCAGTTCCCGTTCCAGTGCCAGTCCCAGTACCCGTGCTTGTAGATGTGCCAGTGGAAGTACCAGTTCCTGATCCCGTTCCAGTCCCCGTTCCTGTCCCCGTACCAGTGCCTGTACCCGTACCAGTCCCCGTTCCTGTGCCAGTGCCTGTTCCTGTACCCGTGCCTGTTCCTGTACCTGTTCCAGTCCCTGTACCCGTTCCCGTAGAGGTTCCTGTACCAGTTCCAGTTTGATCACCAGTGCCAGTGCCTACACTTGTACCAGTGCTGGTTCCTGTGTTGGTTCCTGTGCTCGAGCTAGTACCTGTTGAGGTGCTTGTAGACTGAGAAGTCACAGACCCAGCGCTACCACCGTCCTCGGTTGCAGTACCAGTACCAGCGCTCGTTCCTGTACCAGTTCCTGTTGAGGTGCCTGTACCTGTATTGGTGCTGGTTCCAGTTTTTGTACCAATGTTGGTGCTGACGCTTGTTCCTGTAGAACTAGACGTTCCAGTTGACGTGCTTGTGGAGGTGCTCGTAGATACATTGGTCGATGCACCCGTCGCAGTGCTTGAGCTGACACTGATTGATGTACCAATCGATGTTGAAATAGAGCTAGAGACAGACGTCTTAGAAGAACTACCAGAAGCTAACTGAGCCGCCGCAAATGCGTCTGCATCTGAAGCGCCAGCATTCTTGGAGGCAATAAATGCCGCCAAACCAGTGCTTGTGTTAGCGCTTGAACCAGAAGCATATTGAGAAAAAGAATCAGCAAAAGCCGCATCACGTTCAGCAATCTCGTCAGCCGTCAATACAGTTGATTCTCTTTTGCCTGTAACCACAATCTCATTGATTGCTTGTTCAACCGTAGGATCAGCCGCGGCTTGCTTTAACTGGTTAAATTCTTCTTCGGTGACATTGATACCAGCCGCCGCTAGAGACTCTCTGGTGGTGCTTTCATCCTTGATGAAATTAACTGTTGTTGCAACGGATTTTGCTTCTTGAGATGTTGGCGCATCGCCAGTTGTACCGCCCCTGAACCATGCGGCAAGCGCAACAGCTCCGTGACCCAAAATATCAATTGCCAATGGTATGAATGCTAGAGCTGTTTGTGTTCCTTCTTGCCCTTGAATGCCTGCCATGGTATCGGCAAACCTACTGACGCTTGCTAGTTGCGTGTCATCTAAATTGTTTAAAGCGTCTGTAAACGAATCAGATCCAGCGTTAAGCCCACCAGTGATGGTTGTACCCAAAGCGTTGGAGCCACTCTCGTACAAAGAACGCAGATTACTCAGCGTTCCAGCATCCAAAGATGATGTTACTGTTGATGTACCAGTGCTAACTCCAGTGCTGACACTGGTAGATCCTGTTGCCATGTTGGAAACATAACTATTTAAATTCTTGCCCAAATTTATCGCAAGATTTAAGTCATTCATGTTGCCTGTCTCAGCATACCTGTTCATCGCATTGACGAATCCCACGGCATTACCAGCAAGCTTTAGGTCGCTACTTTGAGTTAATACGCCAGCACCATTGAGCATTCCAGCCCAATCTTCATTTTTTGTAGCGTTCGCAAAATTTAACCAATTAACGCCAGTTCTAACTTCTGCTGGAATTGTTGCACCAGCATAATTAACACCAGCGTTTACTAAACCAATAGCGTCTTTGTTGACAAGAGCATTTACAGCACCAAGACCTGTCGTGGCTGTTTTAAGCGTACCAGCATTTTGAGCAAGCCAACTGTCGTTAAACAAAGCTTCAGCTTCAGCAAACCTACCAGAATTTGCAAGCGCATCAATCTCAGCGCTTACGCTAGAAGAGAACCCAGAAGCCGCTGAAAGAGCACTGAAAGCCGCCGCCATCCACCGACCATCACTAGCGGCTTTTGCGGCGTTGTAGGCTTGAATGTAAGGTGCGGCGGCTGGGTAAGCAAACGATATTGCCATCATTGCTATTGGAAGCGCGGTATCTCTAAAATTTACCCAGTCACTTTTAGTTCCTGAAGTTGTAGGGATAACCAACCCAGTAGCCGTAGGTTGCAAAGTATAGTTAGTCTGGTGGTTGCCAACTGTTGTACCTCGCAGATTTACCGTTTGACCATTTTTGGTGTTGTAAAATTCAGTAACATCTTGGGTGGAATATCCATTTTCTCCATAGTGAGTCTCTTGAACAGTACGCTGTTTAATGTCGGACAAGCTTTCAACACCACTAGCTCTAAGCTGTTGCGTGAGATCCCAAAGCATGGCTTCTCTTGAACCAAAACCGCCTTCAGATCTATCTTGAGCGTAACCTTGGTACAAACTCTCTAACCCTTGGGTGTTTGCTAATCCATTAACTTGGTCAAACAATGTTTTGTCAGCACCAGTAGCCGTAGTCCAAGATGGGCCAGCGGTCTGGTAGACCCCATCAGCATTTTTAACCAACCCCCACATGGCTAAGCGCCAAGGTTCCCAGTTGTCAAGATCGTAGTCATTGACCTGCCCGTACCCGGGGATATCTAGCACGTTTGTTTGCCCTCTACCACGAGAAGCAAACGTATCAACAACCTTCAAGTCTGTAAGCGTTCCCGTACCAGTGCCTGTGGATGTACCTGTAGACGTACCAGTTCCAGTAGAGGTGCTAGTTGATGTACCTGTCGTTCCTAAAAATCCTTTTACATACTTTGTATAAGGATCATCTGGTCTGTCTGCCATGTAACGGGTAGCGGCATCAGCAAATACAGATGCGTAGTCTGCTGGTTTAACTGCACCAGATTTCAAGAGGTTTAGAAAGTTGTCGTAACCAGCTTGATCAATCTCGTTAACACCTGTACCAATACCTGTACGACCAATTTTTGCATAACCAGCACGAACCAATTGGTCTGCTTCGGCGTCAGTTATGGCGGATGTGCTTGTATTACCTGTTATGGCTTGAGTCAACGCACCTGCTGAAGTACCAGTTAATGTTGAAGTATTGGTTGCGGTTGTTGCTAATGCGCCAGTGCTTGCATTTCCTGCTTGATTACCCAAATAGTTCTTAACGTAATTGGTGTACTGATCGTTTGGGTTACGCGCCATGTAGTCGGTAACAGCCGTACTAAATCGTGTATTTAGGTCTTCGGGTTTAAAGTCTCCCCTTACCAAAGCATCAGTCCAAGCTTGCAAACCTTGTTGGTCAATTTGATTTGCACCTGTACCGACACCTGTACGTCCGATTGAGGCGTATCTATCTTCTATCAATTTTCGGGCGGCATCATAGGACATGGCAGATGTACTTGTATTGCCAATTGTTGATCCAGTGTCTGCTTGAGCAAGAGCGCCTGTGTTTGCTGTATTGTTTGCAACGGTTGTATTGTTGGCGGCTGATGCCAACGCACCTGTTGTTGCTGTGTTGTTAGCAACCGTATTTAATGCACCTGCGTTAGTCGCAGTTGTTGCGGCGGGGAAAAAAGATTTAAGCGAATTGGTATCACCACTGCCGTACATAGCGGTGACTGCCGCATTCAGAATATCTTGTTGTAGCGGGTTGCTGTAATCAATTGAAGAACCTTGAACAGCTTCTACATACTCTCTTAAATTAGAGTATTGAGAAGGGTCAAAAACATTTGTTGATCCATCATCTTCAACCGCTGTTTTAAATGAACCTGATAATGCCATGTTTAATTCACCGCAGGGTTAACAGAGTTGACAAGAGCTTCAGCCCATTCTTGCCAATCATCGTAGATGTATGGGTCAGGGATACCCTCGTTTGCAAACACGTCAATAGCTTTTAGACCCGCACCCCACGCTTTCCAGTCCGTGTTTGCGTCTGGGATTGACAATTGTTGCGCGGCGTATTGTTCGCACATGAGCGAAGCCCACGACTCGAAGGTGTGATACCTTGGGTCGTAGACTGGATTGGTGTTGAGTATGGTTGCCATTAGTAAGGCCTCACATCACCGAAGTCAGCATCTAAGATGATCTTACCAACTTGGTAATTCCCACCAGTCACGTTAGACACAAACTTTAACCTCAACTCACGACGTTGTTCACGCATGTCAACCTTACCTGTCGTGGGCGTGAATGTGTATGCAGAAGACGTAACGTCTTGAGACTGAGCAAAGGGTCGTCCAGTCACGTATAGCTCCATGTCACCGCTTTGGATAAAGTCAGGTTCAACACGCTCTAAGCGTAACCATTTGTTCTCGCCGACAGGGGATGGCTGAGACGGGCCTCCTGAGACCAACCCCAAGTCATTTGTCTCAAAGTAGGACTCAATCGCCACAGCCAAAGCACCACTGACCTTATCAGTACCAATCTCGTTTTGGTACAAAGAAACAAAGTTCATCAAAGTTGCAACAGTCAAAACAAACCCAGCACCACCTGTAATTGATGCTGACAACGTATTACCGACTGCGTAATTAACACCGTGACCATTTATCACTACGGTGGTCACGACACCACCAGCGACGGTGATATTAGCTGTAGCGCCTGTACCTGCACCGCCAGTTAGGGGGGTGTTGTTGTAGGTTCCATCGGTATAACCAGATCCAGCATTTGTGATAGTGGCAGTCAAAATACCACCTGAAGCGTTGATGTTCCAATCAGCGGCAATTGGGTAAGGGAAGACCTGAGAGAAGTAACCAGCAGAACGCTGAGCACCCAATGCTTGACCTGCGTCATACCAAGTATTCTCACGCACATTGTAGACAATTGCGTCTGTGCATTCAGTAGCGCTACCACGAGGATAGAACCACCAGATCTCACCAAAACGAGGAACCTTTGAAACCCAAACCTTTTCGCGCTCGGCGTAGTTTAGGTTGTCAAAGAAGTAGTTCTGGTTCATGGCGTTAGGGATCTCTTTCACAACACCGTTGTAGAGCAAGAATCGGTCAACACCACACCAATAATAGATACCGTCGTACTCAATCACTGACTGACCAGACAGAATAGACGACTGAGAAGAGATCAAGTCATACCGCCAGTACTGAGGAGGAGTGCCAGCACCACCGATGTATGACACCCTAATTAGGCTATCAAGGCTCCAAAACAGCCCAGAAGGCGCGTTTGAACCGCCCCTGACAGGTAGCCCTTGGACAATCTTTCCTGTGGCTACAGAGACCTCATTTGCGTCAGCAGAGACCCAATCTTGGACGTTACCCGCACCAGAGTTCCTGATCAACCCATCATTTCCGTAGACAAACACGTAGGGGTGGAGGGTAACCACGCCACCAGAGACTGATACGTTGTTGTCAAAAGTAATTGTGGAAGCGCCAGAGGTCGTTGCGGCGCTGGAGATAACCACGTCTTGGATCTGACCCATGGTAAAGACCAAACCAGTGGTTGTGCCAGCGGTAGTTGTGATTGCCGCGCCACCAGAGGAAGCTGATAACGTGAAGGTCGTCGCATAGTTGGTGGCGATGATGAAGTACGTCACGCCAGAAGTGATACCAGTAGCGGTTCCAGTGCTAGTGCCAGACACGGCAACGGTTTGCCCAACATAAAGACCAGTTGTTGATGTGCAAGAACACTGACCAGCAATACCTGTAACAGCTACGGCGTTCAACACTGGAACCCGTAGGTTAGAAGAAACAACAGTCGTGCTAGAAGGAATACCAGTTCCTGTGATGGTCTGACCAGCGCCAATCAAAAGATCTTGGGTTGACAAGTACATTGTCGTTGTGGCGTTCAAGAACACGGAGCTTGTGAACACGCCAAGAGCCGCCATCGAAGTACCAGTGATGTCGCCACCCAAAACAGGGGTGTTGACGTTGTTGTCGATGAGGGTCAGATTCTGACCGGGGTGCGCAAGCAACAAGTTATTCCCAGACCCACTCACGTCATAGAACGTATCAAACTGCCACAAGTTGTTTGCGTTCGCTGTGAAGTTCGACAGCGTCATGTCCGTGATACCAGAACCTGTTCCAGTACTGCTGATCGGTAGCAACTGCAAGCCACCAGAGTACCCACTGAACACGTTGTTAAAGTTCTGCTGTGGGTTGAGGTACATCCCGCGGGAAGGGCCAGCCAGATCGTTCACAATCTCACGATACCCACCCATCTTACGTGGGCGACCACGCTGGAAGCGAACCCAACGACCGTCGTTGTAGAACTCTTTGTCAAAGACGGTTCCATCGCGCTGGATCCCCGGCTTCGTGTCGAGGGCAAACACCTTTTGCGTCATGTGAACGTGCCCCCAGCAATTCCTGTGGTGAACGTGCCAGAACCTGTTACCGAGACTCCAGTAGCTGTTACACCCACACGCTTAGTACCAAGCACAGAGATGCCTAACTCACCAGCCGCAGGACGATACAAACCAGTGCTAGTTTCCGCCGCGAAGTTAAGAGATGGCGTACCTACAGTACCATCCACCAAGCTCACGGTGGTTGCACCTGCTTGCGTGGTGTTGGCGTTAAGGAAGTTAGTTCCGTCGCAAATGAGCGTGGCTTGTTGCCCCGGGGGGATCGTCGCACTGAACCCCAAACCTGTTGTGACGGTAAACGTGAATCCATTATCAGTAACCTGATTAGAAATCACGTACAAGTTAACCACTGGCGGGAACGTCACAACCACGTTGCTTGTCAAGCTACCAACGTACTCTTGAATGTTGTTCGCCGCTTCATTGTTTGTGAGAAGGACAGATCCACCAGTCACGTTTTTAGTAAGTGCAGTAAACGTAAACTGGCTACTGACACCATACCCCACGGTCACATAAGCTGTACCTGTACATACAATAAATGCTGACTCAGTTGGGTTAAACGTCTTAGAAGAATTACCGTCAATCAGCTCAGCACCAGTGCAAGAGATCGTAAAAGATCCTGTACCGTTGTTCTTGAACAGCGTGAACCAATTGTTCCCAAGGGTAGCCGCGGCTGGAAGCGTTGCTGTACCTGAACCACCACCCCACACACGAGTCTGAGCTCGGTCAGTTACAGCTAAGGTAGTACCAGTGGTGATCGACGAGCTTGGATGGCTTTGGTTAAGCGTAGCACCACTGGCAACCAAACCATAACCAGCTAAAGTAGCCGCATCAGCAGAGGATGTACCAGTACCAAAAGCTATGACACCCCAAGTACCTTGTGCGGTAGCGTTGGTGGTGATGTAGATGTACTTGGACTCACCAGCGGCTACAGACACAATGGTGTTTACGCCTGTGTAGTCTTTGACCGTAAAGGTGTTCGCACCGATATTGCGGATCAGAGCGTCGTTACCAACCGAAGTCTGGTCGGCAGGAGGCATATAAAGGCTCAAGCTACCAGCGGTAGCAGTCACCTGCATGATGCGAGAGGCGTAGTCGGTGCTTGTGGTGCTGTTGCTGGGCCAGTTCAACTGCGTGTTAGCAGACAGCGTCACCGCACGGAAGCTGACGTCCGTCGGCTGGATTACGTCACCAGTAAAAGGACTTACGTAGCTCATGAATCCACCGCAATTGCTTGACGATCAGCCACACGCAACTTGTCCTCAGCCATCAACGTGTCCATGATCAATTTGTATTGACTCTGCCACATAGGAATGCGCTCGTCATTCTTGAGGAATGGCATAGCTTGAAGCAAGGAACCATAAAGCAAAGCTTGGGGAGCGTAGATGGTAAACCAATTGGTTTGGTTAGAGCTGTCCAAAGGCTGAACACGCTCGTAGTACAAGACCTCAAAGGCATAGGCTACGTCAGGGGTAGGAGCTATGAGCCAGTTCGAGTAGTCGTAGTCAGCGTAGTAGACAGGGGTTCCCGTCGCTGTGGGGGAAGGCCAATACTCCCGCAAATACTCATATTTACGAAGCAAAACTGGCTGGCGCGATCCACCCACTGTGATGTTCATGGACACCGTTTTGTGCCAACGAGCTGGTTTGGCAATCGTAGAAGTCCCAATCACCATGTTGCTGGTGTTGACCGTCAGGTTGCCCAAAAACTTGATCTGAGAGGCTATAACCTGCTCAGCAAGCATGATAAACAGGGGAATCTTGTCCAGCGTAGCGGTGTCAGTACGCTCCAGATAAGACTGGATGTTTTCGACCAAGCTGTCATAGGTCATAACACTTGCAGTCGCCATGCGTTCACCTCTTAAATTCGTTGAGACATTTTAGTATGCCTTTTAACTTGTGACAAGGTTACTTGCTTGCCACACCCTTAGTCTTCTCAAAAGAACGCATACCAGCGATTCCCAAGATTCCTGACAGGATGACCCAAAGCTGGTCAGCTTCAAGAACTGGGGGAGGATCCATACCCACTGGAACCCAACCCATAGCCTGCAAGTACTTCCAAGCCCACTGAAACAGCGGATAAGCCAAGAACTGGTAACCCATAGCCGCAACACCGATCCAGCCAATGGCAGGGCGCCAACCGCTGACAAACACGCTAGAGGACGCCGCTTCGATCTTGTTGACTTCAATCTGAGCTAAGTCTGTAGCTTGGTCGATGCGCTTCTCTTCAAGATCGAGCTTTCGTTGCTCAATCTCCATCTCCATCTTTTCTTTGTCAGTGGTGATCAGGTCGCCTGCAACCTTACCCACGGCTTCAATGATTGATCCAACGGCAAGCAAGCTCATGCTAGACCTTTCAATGTGCGGTTAATCCAGCCTTTGAGGAACTTGACCTGCACGGGGTTTTTGTTGCATATCTCAACGTAACGGGCAATCTTTGCCAACGCATAAGACTCCTTAAACCGCTGTCCATCCGTGACTTGGTTAAGTTTTTCAACCGTTTTGGCGCCTATTCCACCGTCAGGGGTAGCTCCAACGACCAACTGGGCAAGCTTTACAGCCATGCCCATGCCAGCATTTACCCCAAAGTTAAAGATGCTGTTAGCTACCTCTTGGTTTGAAATTTCGTTGCCACGCATCTTGTCCCAGAACTCAACACGGTAAAACTCACGCACCATAGGCGTTAGGGAGCCGCCAAACTCCTTCTTGTCCACCAGCGCCCAGCCGTTCCACTGTGGGTTCTTGTTACGAGCGATGCCTGCGTAGGTCATCCCACCTGTGTCGCCAGCAACTTCGTGGAGGACGTAACCGCCCTCGTCTCTAATCATCTGCTCAAAGGCTGGTTCAAACTGAGCCATTAGTTACCTCGTTTAGTAAGCATGGTTGCTGAAATCTCCATCATTGAAATGATGTGTTCTAAGTTGTCAGGTTGACTAGACCATCCTGCCGTAATCTGCCCTATGAACCGACTGCGATCTGGGGGCACAGATATTCGGCAGGTATAACCAACTCCTTGCGCTATGTACCAAATGCCCAATTCACTTTGTGGGCGTAGGTACTGACTGCAAGGAACATCCCCTGCCATTAGTTTTACAACATCATTGTTGTTTGCGTGGTTGGCGGTAAACAGACCAACGTCCAAGCCTTCTAACTCCTTACTGCGCCCATCTTTTGTATACAGCCTGTACATAATCCGAGTGCCCAATATTGGGTTGACTTTGAAAATAGCCACAAACTTAGCGTCTGTTTGTTTAAACAGTACAGAAGCCGCATCGTCTGCTCTTTCCTCGTTGATGCTTGGCATCCGCTTCTGCTCTTGGTACGCAGAGATTAGGAACGATTGGTTTTGCCAAAACATATACCCAACAAAAGCCATAACCCCCATGACAAGGATTGCAAATAGCTTAAATGGACTATCTACGTAGCCCAACACTTTATCAAGCGTTGAATTGGCGTTTAGTTTTTCATCACTCATGGGTTAACCCCAAATCCATATAAGGGTGAACGTACCCCAAATAATGAAGATAACTAAAAAGGCCGCAACGATAAACGCTTCGACCAGATCCCTCATGGCTACAGACCTAAAATCTTTTTGACAAGCTCCCCAGCAACGCCCGGCCCGAACAGGACGCAGACCATTACCGCGTACAGCAAGTACTCAATCTTGGTCATGCGCTTATCCCCATCACGCAAAGAGCGATCTATGCTGTTATAGCGCTCCGAGCAGATGGCTTCATGCACAGCAAGCTTAGTCTCCCTT